CTGCTGGGCCAATTTCTTCAGAGTAGTTATAAAAATCAAATCCATATTTTTCTGACAGTTCTATGCAGGCTTTCATAACACCTTCAAAACTGATAGTGTCATGAAATATAACACAATCTGAATGTTGTATGGCCCATTCACCACAGGGATAAGTCAACTCGTAACAATGTGTATCATAACCAATATCGACATGAATTAGGTCATATCTTGCTCTCTTTTTTTCTATAAACTGTTCAAATGTAGCCTGAATGAGTTGAATATTTTTAAAGTCTTTAAGTCCTTCAGTAATAGTACTGTAATCACGTGTAACACCATCACCAATTATCCAATCAAAGGGATCAACACCGATAACCATTTTAAAGTAGTTTGCTAAAACTGTAGTCGAGAATCCACGTTCAACACCAAACTCAAGGGCGACATTTTGTTTAACTTTAAATTTAGTTAAGATGTCTTTTATTATCGGTGCTATCGGTTCCCATGCTGAAACTACCTTAATAGTTTTCGGATAATTTAATATCTCTGGTCTGTAATAGATCATATAATTTGTTTTAAATTAGGTTTCATCTTATCGAAATAATCATTGATTTGTTGTGCCGTCCATTCATACAGGCATTTCCATTGATTTACGAATCTTATTAATCCAGCTTTCGTTAACTGTCATATCTTCACTGGTAAACAAAACAGAACAGCAAATCTTTTCTCCCGTCTTACGGTAATAATCATAACGTGAATAAATCTCATAATGACGAAGTACTGAAACAGGTATCAATCCTAATCTGACATCTTTTTTAATTCTTTCAATATTCTGGTTTATATACTGATACCGGTTCATTCTTTAAATATTTGCCCTAACCACAACCTTATTAACAGCTTTTATCTTTGCATTAATATCTTCAACAGTCACAACCGGTGGTTTCATCTTACTAAATTCCTTTGCTATTGCAGCAGCAATATCCGCAGCATTTAACAACCCGGTATTAGGAATAGCATTTAGTTGTTGTTGACTCATTTGTGGTTGTAATATTGATGTTCCTGTATTTGGATTTGTAACGTGCTGCGTTGCCGGTGATGCAGAAATTGAAGAAGGTACCGAACTTGATCCCGATTTAACATTAGTACTTACTGCCATGATCTGCCGTACACGTGCTAAACCTGCAACGATAGCAGCAGCCGCAGCTAAGACACCCCAGACGGGAGCCGGGGGAATATCCATATTCGTTTTATAGGCTTTCTGTGCAGCAACATAAGTATCTATTGTTGTTGTTGCAATAGCAGCGGCCTTACCTATTGCTGTTTGTTGACCAAGAAGATCACCAAGAGCATTTGTAAAGTTTGAAACAAGTCCGAGTTTATAATCAAGTTCAAGTTCATTTATTTTCCTTTGAGCAAGTGCGTAGTTTTTATTAATTATCTCAATATCAGCACCCGTCTTATTAGCATTTTTTATCTCGGTATCGTATTGAAGTTTTAAGTTCGCTCGTTGAATTGCAAACTCATTCGCATTACGTATCTCTAATGTCTTTAATCTATTGGCATCATTTATTATCTGTCTCTCAACAGCCAGTTTATCCTCCTTGTCCCAATAGTTTATAAATTCCTGAAAATCCTTATCCTCTTGTGCCTGTTTCTTTTTTGCCTCTTCTTCATCTTTCTTGTCTTTTTTGTCCCAATAATCTATAAAGAATTGGAAGTCTTTATCCTCCTGCTCTTGTTTTTTCTTAGCTGCATCATCATCAATCTTCTTTATCGCCTGTTGATATTCAACTTGTTTTATCTCCTTTTGAGTATTAGTTATATCAGTCTGCTGTAAGTCATAATCAAGTTGATCTTTCAATGCGGCTTTTTCTAAATCTATATTCCCTTTTGCTTTCAGACTTTCTAATTTCAACTCATCCGTACTTTGTTGGCCAAGAAACGCGATCCAATCGTCGGCAGCTTTCTTTAAAAATCCTGTTCTTGTGGTCTCAACTCTTTTCATTGCCTGATCAGCCTCGGCATAAGCATCATTCATCTTAGTTGCTAACTCGTATGCTTTTATCTGTAACGCTTCGTCTTTTGGTCTTATCTGAATCAGAGCTACCGTTGCATCAAACTCCTGTTTTAAAAAACCTACTTTAATTTTTATTTCCTGTGCATTTAAACTCTCAACATTATTTAGCGCCTCCATCCTTTGTGTTAAAGATAAAGTCTGATTAGAAGAAAGTAATCGTTGCTCCTGTAATGTTTTATTCAACTGCGAAATTTGTAGTCCGTCCTTATATTCCTGAAGACGAAGTTTATTCATCTTATCAGCAACTTCGGCGGCTACCTTCTGATTATTGACATTACTTTGACCGAGAGTAACAAGATCGTAAAAATACTGTTTCATTACGGCAGTATATTTATTGAATGCATCAATGGCTGGAGTAGTTGACATTATTGCATCCTTAATCTGGTCAAACACATAACCTAGAACTTTACCACCAGCAGCAACGAGAGCCATTGGCCCAACCATAGACATAACCTTACTGGCTGCCCCAGCAAAAGCGGCATCGACTGATTCGCCATAACGACCAATATTTGAACGACCATCATTTAATGCCTTATCATAATCTATTATCTGTTGTTTGGTATCGGCAATTCTATTCATCTGTTCAGTGTACTTCGGGTTAAGTACATCCATTCCCTGAGCGTTTTTAGTATAGGCATCACCGAGTTTGCCAAGTTCAAGCATCTGCAAACGAAGGATCTCATTTAGCTGTTTTCTACTTCCTGTCTCTGAACTATTGGCAGCTACCTGAAGTTGAACCATCTTTTGAGCCTGCTTATACTCGGTATTGGCATTTTTTAAAGCCGCTGTACTTGATTCAATCTCTGCCTGTGTCGCAGTACCGGAACTTTTCAGTGCATCGTTAGAGGCTTTTAGTTCATCAACTTTCTTCTTAGCCTCCGCAGCATCATCAGCATACTTCTTTAAGTTGCTCTCGATGTTTACCAGGTATGTTTTTGTTTCGTCTGCCATCACAATTTTATTAAATCGATTACTGAAAGTTGTCCAGGAACATAATTATTAATAATATTCACATAGAAATATGCCTTATATTGTTTCAGGTAAATAGGTATGTAATGTTTCACGCCCGCGACCTCGTAAACAGGTAAGTTTAACTTAGCACTTCGCATCAAAGTCTGAGTAAGTAGCCGGCTCAGTCCGGCATAATTAACGACCATCTGCGAAAATGAAACTTCAAGTGAACAGGCGACTTTTGGAGCAACGGTATCATAAGAAATTCCACCGGCTAGTAAAGTGCGAATACCAAATGTTTTAGTATTTGCGATTTGCTTAATGTAAACAATTCGCGGGTCAATAGACTCCTGAATATCATAAACAGATGTATCGGTGTTCCATTTGTTAAAGTTTATTCTTGAAACATTAATATCTGTTAAAATTGTAACTTCATCGCATGTAGAAACAGGAATATCGACAACATCTTTCTCATAAGGTAACGTATCATCATTGACCTGCATTGTTCCCATACCTGCGTTTGGAACTACGTCATCCGAGTCTTTATATTTCAGATAGTTATTCTGAGCATAATCCCCAAACTTAAACACGTTCTCATCTTCACGTTCCGATAGGTAAGCACTCCAGTTACGGGCAAGTGGTATGTTAGAATATAGTTCATTCATCGACCAGAACTTGATCCTTCGATCACGTGCGTTAGTATCAGGAATAAGACCGAATAGATTACATATCATCTTTATAAAGTCCGTTTGTGACATATCCGGCAAGTAGTTCGCTATTCTTGTTATCACAGAACCATAACCGATCTTAGCACCTTGAATATCAATAATAGAAATACAGTAGTAATAAAGCATACAGGGAGTAACAACAAACAGGAGTGAAACACCAGAAAGAGCCGTATAAGTTCCTTCATAAACAACTTCTTTCATAAATCCCATGTTTGTAGTTGATGTTATTGTAAGTTCAGTATCAGTTGCTACATCCCGGACATAAACCTGTGGCGCGCTAAGATAGATACTTGTTAATAATGAAATCCTGAATTTATAAGTAGCTTCAAACCTAGTAAAATAAACACCTGTTCCAAATAACGCATCACCAATGACCCACAATCCTCCGGGCAAAACGTTTTTAGCGCTTGTATAACTATGTGTTTCTGTGCGTGTAAGAACGTAATAATAAGGAGTTAATAAAGCATTACTCAATACTCTGCTTACTATTGGCATGACCATTTTTAGGAATCTAGAATCTGTTAAGATGTTGCCTTCACAAATAAATCCTGCATTGGAAATTATCTCATCCCATATTGCTTTTAGCTTTACTTGAGGCCAGATCCAGCCACCAAATTGTTCAGTCCTACTTCCATTATCGGTCAATGGATTTATACCCCCATCATCTGAAGGTTCTAAAAGCGGGTAGATATAATCTAAATCAGCATCATTACTGGCAGCTTGTGTTATTGCATCCCATGTGTGACTACAACTTGGGAGTGTTAAATTTGTAAGTTTTAAACCATCAATAGCTTTAAAGAAATTCAGGTTGCCGGAATAGATTGAGACATAGTAATATTGATCATCGTCTTTATCGAGAATTAAATTACCTCCGGTTATCATCTCAATACCATTTTCAATATAACGACAAGATTGATTCCTATAAGGGAATGTGGTATTTGATCCCGGGTCGCCTGAAAGTTCAAACAATGCTCGCATAGCGCGTGTCTTACGAATCGTAAACTGTGCTGTATAATCTGATTGCCTGTCTTGCATCTCTGCAATATCGTTTGTCTGCTTGTTTATTGGTACTACCTCATCATCATCAAGATCGCATTCTGTATTACCGATATAAAGATGCTGTGACTTCTGAAATACTGCCGGGGTGTTTGGTAACTCTTTACGAGTGATCTCAAAGTTAAGAATATAACCTGGCCCACTTTCATCTTTAACGACATGATCGCCACGAGTAATATCAACCTCGTACCACTTGCCACCTTCGTATTGTTCAACTTTCTCAGCAAGGAGTAATCCCGTAAATCCTGGGATGTCACTTGCCATTATTCCTTCTAATGTTATCTGGTATGAATAATCTGCTTCTTGCTTCGTAGGATTCTCGACCTTAGATATAGTTGAGAACATACGTGTCACCTGAACATCTACTGAACTGGTTTGCATTGTAATCTCATAACCGTTTTGAAATAGAAAGTAATGATAACCATTCATGAACCAGCGAAGATAAACACCTACGGTGCAACGTGATATTAATATTGTAGACGAATAAATCATTTTATAAAACAGTAAATTCTATGATAGATCATTGCACAAAATATACCAGCGGAAACAAAAAACAACAAATCAATAATGTTAAAATGTTTTGTAAAAACATAGTACCATAAAAATACTTCCCCTGTAAAACACTTATAGCAACTGCCTAGTGGCTTGCTTAACCACTTAGGTAATCGAATAATCAATTTCTGATACCATTCAAAGATCATCCCTTTTGATCCTAATGCGCAGAACATAAAAGTTATAAGCGATATTTTTAATATCTCAAGATACATAATCATTACATATTTTTGCTGCACTCCCTGTGTGTCCAACTTGTCCTATTATTGCGCTTGTATTTGCCTGTCCTGTGCCTATTGCAGTACCTGTACCCGTGATCGCAATGGTAGTAATATTACTCCAAGGAGTATCACCATACGTGTCAACTGTGGCAGCTTCTAAATAATCATTTCCGCTCTTCCAAAATATATATCCTCCTGCGGGGCCAATATCTCTAAGTGCATACGAAGTTAAAGAAGTGAATGCACGACAAGCTCTTACATTAGAACCACTACTTTTTGTATTTTGAGTTTGAGCCCCAGTCGCAAAATTCTGTGCTTCAGTTAACGTTGCATTGTATTCACTAGAAGACCAATAACCTGTATTGGTAAATCCACCAACTCCATATAGATATAATTCATCATACATTGCCTGTAACTCATCCTTACTCGGCAAGAACCAATCATTAAATGAAGGATAACTAGGTGCAGGAGTATCTTTTATTAATCTTACAGGTAAATAATAAACATCAGTGGGATTTGAATATGTAATCAAAGCATTATCAGTATTATTAAAGAATGAAACAATACCATCAACTGCGTGTAACGTTGTTACTATTTTTTGATTAACAAAACCATATAAAGGATCATTTAAAAACAATCCAGTACCTCTGACATCAAACCCAAATGTATCATTTCCTGTACCTAGTTGCCAATAAGTACTACCAAGAGACTTTAAGTTATATCCTGCATTTGTTAATCCTCCAACATAATTAATTAATATCATCCATTCTGCAAGTGTAGGAATATGCCAGCCAGGAGGACAAAACTCTGGTGTATTGACCTGTGATTTGGTATAGAGTCCCCCGTAAAGTGGTCTATTTATCTCATCGTTATTATAGACCTTTGATCCAGGAAAGTCAATATCATAGTTCTTACACATCCAAATCTGGGTACCTATAGTTATTTCACATCCTGCATAACTTGGAGGAATCAATGGTATTTTTGATACAGGGGTGTAGCCTGTTCTGGAGATTGCCCTGCTTCCTAATGTTGCTATCAACTCGATCTCATAACCATTGATATAATTATTTTTTACAGGAGTCGATCCCGGGTCTATTCTTACATTACCCCATCCACTATCGGTGTAAATCTCAACTTCACGAGTGTTCATAATGGTACGAATAGCAGCACATTCGCCAAGAGTTATTTGACCCGATCCTATTATAATTGTGCGTGTTCCTAGCGTTCTATAATTCTCACCTTCAGTCTGGAAAGTTGATTGACCGGGTAAAAAAAACCAGTAATGCCAGCCGTTATAATACCAGCGAAGATAATAACCACAACCAGGAAATCTGATAGGAATTGTTTTGAGTCTATATAGATCATGCCCGTAGACGGGACCACACGCTGTCATGGAGTTATTATTTCAATAGTAAACTTTGTCGCACCGTCAGGAACCTGTGTTGGGTCAATAGCAATCGAAACTAAATGACCGCTAATATTACTCGCATCAAGAGTCGTGGTAACTGTTCCCCAGGGTACATTATAAGAATTATAGAATTGTATTGTTACTGTTACATCCGAAGGACTGGTATTTAACTCAGGAAGGATAAACGATATGTCCCACGGCAGACCATGAAAATAAACAGGATGTTCAAAAGAGTTAAAAAACGGGGCATCATTAAAAGGGTCTGTAACAAAACCTATGCAGTTCGATCCCTGTTCCTCGCTTCGTATCGCCTCTACATAATACCACGTGATATTAGGACTTGCCAGCGGTGTATATGGATCAGTAACAGAACTGCCATAATATCGTTCTCGATATTCAAATGTGAAATTGCCTGACTTAACTTCTTCTTTCATTAAAAGTGATGAATAGTCACCATCCTTACCAAGTAATGTGGAGATTCTTAAAATACCTGAGATGTCAAGATCAGCAAATCCAAACGTATCAGGTGATGCAATGATTGTCAAAGGCTGAATAACTCCGTTTATTGTTAAGCGTCCTTCAAAATAATAACCACCCTTTAAAGTATTATCATTCATATAATCCACATTCATTGTAGCAACCCAGGGAATGTCAGTCAGTATTGTAGTCGGTGATGAAGTGGTTATCGTGCCTGTGTACATTGAATTATTAAATAAATCATGAACTGAAATACTATCTGTATCATTTCCCGAGAAACCTATAACAGTCAGTTCTAGAAATCCTCCATTGTTTGCACCACTTGCCAGCCAGTCACGTCTTAACAGTCGAAAGATATTTGGACTTTCCGTTGCGAGCCAGTACGAATACACATCGGGAGCGGAATGAGTTTTACATGCGGGATCGCTTATAAGAGTTATCATATCACTTGCATTGTAATTTTACTAATCTGATCACCAAACTTTTTGTAAATCTTATCGATTGTCTCTTTCCTAACAGTTGTATAGACATCAACAAATGTCTTATTACGAAATTGTTTATTACCCCATTTGTTAATATAGTAAGTCATATACTTCGCTTCTCTGATCCTCTGTTCAGGTTTTGTTGATTTAAACATATTACGTTGTTCCATCCATGAGTAAATCTTTTTGTACAAACCTGTATCAACATTGCTTTTGCGTGGACCGCGACCATGTTCTAAAACTCCGAGCCAGTAAGGAACAAGAATACCATCATGTAACTCAGTTATCTCTACTTCAAACATTCGCATTATTGACTCACTGATCTTATTACCAGAGTAGGAATTACGATTGCCAATAAGTTTGACCATTTCTTCCAATTCGGGCTTTAAGTCAATGCCTGTCATCTTGTTTCCCCCGTATTTTTGTTATTAATTAAAACTTTAGTTATAAGCATGGATCTTTAAGTTTGTTTTCAAGAAAGGTTAAATCAATCGACATTGACCAACCAATGACATTAGCATCATATTTTGTCTCAAATACCTTTGTTATATTGACCGGTTTGATCTGTTTGTATATCCCAGCATCGATCAGGTAAAGAATGATCTTATCACAAACTTTATCGAGTGCTATAAATATCGCCTCGTTATTATCTGCCGAGTCCTCAAGTCGTGCCTGGTGAAGTATCTCAATGGTCATATTAGGATAATGCTCAAGAATAGCATTTGCCTTAACTTCTTTCACAAATGAGTTAGGTTGAATAATCAGGCCAACAATATCATGTTGTAGACTTTGATCAGTTTTAAGATTTGCCAACTGATTTGATTCATACAAAATTAAGGTACATCCACTATTTGCAAGTATGGTCTTTAATTCATTAGTGATCATGTTTTAAAGTTTAAATTAGCAAATTCACCATAATGTTTTAATGCAGCTATATCGCGTTTTATTGCTGCATCTTCTTTATTTACAAAAGTTCCTAATGTAATTTGTTTGCCATTTACACGAATATATGATTGTATTTCTTTCATCTGAATTTATGTTTTGATTCCTGTTCTGCTCTTTGAAGTTCTATATATCTTTCCTGATACAAATTTTGTTCCTTTGCCAACATGAATCTGACTAAGCACTCGTTATATGGTGTTAGTAATACTGCTGGTATGTCGCATTTTAAGACATCACTTAAAAAGTCAAGTGCAGTTAATTCAGAATAAACGTTGAGTTTTTCTATCCCGGCAGCCTTCTCCATCTTACTCGGTTCTCGATATAAGAGCTTGTGTTCCCGCTCTGCCAATTCGCCTACTAATGACATTAAATGCATAGCGATCGGATATAGATATTTGACCTTGCAATTTAATACATATTTTCCAAACAATAACGCATTATCCTCATCAAATTTACAATTCATTGATAATGAGTAGTAATAGCCACATACAACACGAAGGATCGAACCAAAGTCATTATCCTCATGTCTGGTCATGTAAAGTCGTTGTCCGTAACATAAATTATCAGTAAGTTCTTTCAGATCCTTTGGGATGGGATGTTTCTTTTTTTTGATCTCGAAATATTCCGGGACTGGTAGTTTAATTAACCCATCAGACAACCCGATGTATAACGATAGATTATCGAGCATATCATGAAGAGTCAGTTTATTTATCGGTATCATGACCATCTTTGATGTGATTCTTTATTTGGTAGTGCCTCGAAATACATTCTCATAATAAAAACATCCAGCCAATCTGGCGATCGCCCGATATTCTCTTTAATCTTCTCTTTGGGCATTATTCTTAATTTACCGTCCTTATCTGAATCAAATGTCTTTAGCATTCCTAATTCCTGTTTTATCATCTCAATTTCTTTATTAGGAAGATCGCATGATATATATATTTGATTTGCTAATTCAGCAAGTTTATAACCGCATTCAGATTTTAAGTTCTGGTAATTTGAGTTACTTGGCTTTGAGTTATTGACAAATCCTTTACATCTCAATTCATCCACAACTCCACCGCCAATCCCGTCTTCATCGCATATAATATCAGACAATTGTACTTTGTGTTTATACCTTAAGGCATTGATTGCATTCTTAATTTCAACAGTTGACGAAATATCAAAGATTATAAATTCAATCATCCAAAATCCCTCCCATACTGTTATAACAGCTCGGTCAGATCCATACCTGGCAATATCTGATACTATTTTCTTGTGTCCTTTCTCAGCATAGATATTTGAAAACATATTACAAATTGTCTCAAAATCTATCAATGTATTTGGGTCATCGTCATATTCCCAGTTGCCATACATTAATCGCTCTTTTGTTGATTTGTCTTTTATTCCTTCCAGTTGTATTTTGTATTCGCTGGCCGTATGTGGGTTCTCATTATAAAGACTTTGTACGAATTTTATATTAGTTGGTAATGTACCATTTTTAGATGGGAGATAAAATGTTGAATATGTCCAGTTCTTTTTAGGATTCCCGGTCAATGCCATTGTAGGGCGAATGCCAAAGTCTCTATTTAGATGTCTTCCTATTCTTGTTTTTAAAACATCATAAGCGAGAAAATGAATCTCTCCTGTTTCTTCAATCGCTCCATCGGAATATTCCAAAGAACCAAATCGCTCATAAAGAGGATCGCTAGGTAAATACTTAACATCTAAAAGATCAATCCTCGACCCGTTTGTAAATTCAATATAGTTATATTGTCCATTTAAGCTCCAATCATTTCTAGGTATGTTGTAATATTGACAAACCTTACACCATGTTAAATAAGTGGATGCCATGAGTCTTTTTAGTTCCTCTCGTGCAATGAATGATTTATAACCTGGATATAGATAAGAATGAATTAAGCGCGTTTCACATAACCACCAGGACTTACCTCCTCCGGCACCTCCACCAAAAAATACTTCATCATGAGTTTTTAATGCCTCCCAGGCAAGATGTTGTTTAAATGTTGGGCTTATTCTTATCTTCATTGGGAATGATATACTCTATTCCTGTTACTACCATTTGACCTGAATGTTTTATCTCTTGCATTGACAAAGACCGTCTTTCTTCTTCAGTACAAATCAATTTATAAAGTGCAATAAGTTCCGCTGCTTTATCTCCCTTTAATAGCTTTCCCCTTATCTCAACTTTAGTTTCAACTTTATTTATTTCAAGCAATTCTTTTAATGTGTTCAGTTCGTTAGATTCTGGAGGAAAAAATTCATAAAATGTAGGTTTGGCACAAGGGAGATAAGCGACAATATCTTCGATAAAATAAAGTCCGTACTTTTTTATAACGGATTTGCTTTGTTCAAATATTTTCGTTTTATTATATGCCATGATTTAATAAGGTAACTTTCTGTTATAAACTCTGTTTAATCTATAAATCGTATCTGAACATACATTATATTCAACTGCCAGTTCACGGTATTTATAATTGCCTGTTTTACATTTTAACAATATCTCATCAATTTGTAACTGATTTAGTTTTGCATTCGGATTATTTTCTCCCTTGAGTCGTGCGGCATTTTTGCCTCTATTAATAAATTGATGTTTTCTTGCTTTTTCTCGTCTCTCTTCCGTCCATGCTAATTTCATTTTTAACTTATTTTCTTCAGAATGATGCTTATGATAAAACCCATTCTTTTCTCCTTTTGAATTTGCTTTTCGATATTCACTAAATCGCTTTATAGTTTCTTCACTCCAAGCCCCTTTTACTCCAAGAGTATTACCAGCTACCTTGCAAATATTAAAATAAGGATCAAGAGCGTCTATGTACGACTGTTCGTGAATTAATAGATTTTCTTTTGGACATTCAAATATTGTTGAGAATATTAAATCATATTCTCCGTATTTATTATAATGATTTTGTAATTTAATTGAATGATGTTTATTTCTACGAAGTTTTTTTAAATGTTCATATCTTCTATTATCAATATTTACTGCCGATCCTATATAGATTTTTTCAGGATGAATACTTGATTGTATCTTATAAATACCCGAAGATTGCATTTTGCAAATTTACAACACTTATTTTTCATTTATCACATTTTCACAATAATATTTCCATACTTCGTCTATTGACCATTCTTTGTCTGCATTACCTTTGCGATAGGTTATCCGAGGTTTAGTTTTATCAATACCCTGGAATACTGTGTCAAATGGCGATTTTGGATCGTGTAGCCACAGAATAAATGCTTTTGTTTTATCGTCCATGTTATTTAATTGTTTTCACCTTTGTCTATTTAATTTTACTTTGGCAACACAATGATTCCAAATTTTCGTTTAACCATGCGTCTTATTGCCCTTTCGGTAAATTTTTCCTTTCTTGATTTATCAATAAATTTTCTGATTTCCGATGTCATTTCATTCGACATATCAATCTGGTTTTCGGAAACAATCTTCTTTGCCTCAATTAAGGGTTCTCTATCTTTTGTCCTCTGGTGATTCTCCAAAAGTTCCTCAAGTCGTTTTAAATCATCAGTATTTTGTCCCGGCATAAATTGTACTGGTTTGCCGTCTTCAAATAGTTTGTTAAAATTACTGTCGTTCATTTTGTCTTAGTATTAGTTATTAACTCTGGTTATCAAATCTTACCGTCTCTCATTGCTTTTGCACCCTCAATTAGCATATCACCATAACCATATTCACTTGAATCATATTTATTACAAAAATTTGCAGCCCAATTTTCAATTTCCTCATCAGTTACTCTCAATCCTTCGTCTGTGACTTCATTTGATTTGAATTGCTTTAACCATGTTGTAGTTTTATATGATGCTAATTTTAGCCAGTCAATAGCTTTGCTTTTCCCGTGTATTCGCTCCTCGTTTTGAAATATATAATAAATGCTCTTCCCAATATCAGCCGTCACCTTGTCTTTAAGCTTTCCAGGCTCGGATGATTCAAGAACGGATAACACCTCGTTTAAAGCTATAATCATTCCAGTCGCTTCAATATAATGTTCATTAGGAAACTGCCAATTAGACTGATTATTAATAGCAGTTTCTTTTAATTGTTTGACTTTCTCAATAATTAGTTTGTCGTTCATAGTGTTTAGTTTTACCAAATATCACCTCTGGCTCAAATTCGTCCTGGGAAAGTAACTCATCCGATAATCGTTTGTAATTCAAAAAGAAGTCAGTCTTTACCTTATTGACCTTTTCGCCATTGTCCCATTTTTCAAGTTGTTTAATTAAAGATAGCAATTCATTCATCCGCTTCTCGGTAGGTTCCAGCCTAAGTATAAATTGAACTCTCATAAACATAATCTCAAATAGTTTATCATGTTCCGCAGCTTTAACTTCAAGTTCTGCTATAATCCAGGCACTAACAATGAGTGCCATAATTCCAAAAATTACAATAGTTAAGAGTGTCATAATATTGATTTATAATTTAACATTCCCATATTCAATAGCTTCTTGTTTAGTCACGAAAAAATGAATACCATGTGAGCAGTCTTCTTTAAAATCATCATCATAAGAATCAGGTTTTACAATTGCGCCAGTTTCATAAATCAAATTTGAATCTCGCATACCAAATGCTTTTAATATTTGATTTCCTTCCAAATCCCACATACCAATAACTCTTATAAATTCTGCACGACATTTACGATTCTTAATATTTGAAGTCCGTTTTGCTTCGTTCGGAATTTCAATCATCGCGATAGCATTCTTACATTTTTTCCATGCAATAAAAGACCCTTGCTCTGGTATTATCCAAAAGGATTTTTTATGATCATCTAATTCTTTGCCTTTAGCGCCTCGCAAATTAGCGCCTCGCAAATTAGCGCCTTGCAAATTAGCGCCTCGCAAATTAGCGTCTTGCAAATTAGTGCCTAGCAAATTAGCGCCTAGCAAATTAGCGCCTTGCAAATAAGCGCCTTGCAAATTAGCGCCTCGCAAATAAGCGTCTTGCAAATCAGCGCCTCGCAAATTAGCGCCTCGCAAATTAGCGTCTTGCAAATAAGCGCCTCGCTTCACGGCTTCGATTAATGTATCTTTTAAAGTATTATCCTCTTTTTCAAATTCAAAGAGTAACATACCCGCAACAGATCTAATTTCGATTTTTATTTTCATAGTTTTATAGTTTAGATTTT